GCCACCGGCGGTGGAGTGAAAGTCTCTCCATCATATAACCAGCCAATTCCAACAGACCCGTCAGTTTTAACAGCGTACCCTTCATCGGGTTGCCATTCAGTTTCACCATCCCAGGCAACAATATTTATTACAATGCCGTCTTTTACTACCGCGTAACTGTTACCCATTATGCATACTCCCAAATGATTACCATGCCGTCATTGCCGCGATTACCATTAGCCGTTGTTGCACCGCCTTGACCACCACTGCCGGGACCGCCCTGCCCGGATATCATTGACGAACCGCCGGGACCACCGTAGACAGTGCCACCAGCAATGGACGGAGAAGCAGAAATACCGGCTTGCCCATGACCACCGCGAGTATTGATATCACCTCCCGCGCCTATACCTCCAACACCACCAGCAGCAGCGCTGGTGCTGGTTGATACTGAACTGGCTGAACCCCCATGTGTGCCACCTGAGGCGCTAAATCCGGCACCAAAAGTGGTGGTGCCCCCAGGCTGGCCATCAGTCCCCACGTTAACAACACCACCAGCGCCGCCCTGTCCGACCGTGTATGTAATCGGCGTTTGACTGGTAATTGCGATGAATTTTTTAGAATAACCACCCGCGCCACCTCCGCCGCCCGCCGCGTTAAAGCTTTGCGAAGCTTTTGCATAACCACCACCACCGCCGCCGCCGACGATTTCGACGACGATCGCTTTAACGTTGGCCGCTGGAGTGTAAGAGCCGGATGTGACAAAAACCTTTGGTGCTCCCAAAAGGCGACCTGGAACGCCAAGGTTTTCGATACCATTTTTTGCCGTCAGCACTGGGGTCCATTTAACTGATGGGGGAGCGCTGCCGATGTTATCGTCGACCAGGGAAGAATACGTCTCACCGCCACGAACACAGAGGGATCCTTTGTAATATTCCTGGGCTGCGTCCCACTCAGGAATTCCCATCTGGTGCTGGTAAGCAATAAACTGGCTCATTGCATACATTGCAGCGTTGAAGTCCTCCAGAGATGGGTTCTCTGATGGCCCAACGGTCCCCCACCCTCTTAGAAAAGCAGCTGTTACCTGTGAGGTCAGGTCGTCTGCCTGCGTAGTCTCACCAAATAGTGTTCGCTCCAGGCCCTGAGCATTAGAACCAAATGCGCGAAGATTTCCTGCATACCGCTCAATCTTAGACATGAATTTTCCTCGAAAAAAAACCGCCCTGGTAGGCGGTATTAAATTTGCTGGCGAATCCCTTGGCGTCCGGATTTCGTGAGAAACCGAAGGTCATGCCGGGGGACACCTGATAAAAATATTCGTAGCGGACACCTGCCGGCTTAGGTAGCAGACCGAGCCTGACAATTAGCCGCAGCTCGTCCACCGATACCTGAGGGGAAACGTTAAGAGCGAGTGTCATATCCTGACGGTCTGTGACATACGCCCTGCCGTTAAACGCCGCCTGGATAACATCCTGCAGGCTTACGCGATCTTCAGACGCTATGGTCGCCGCGGCAGCGTTCCTCGCTATTTTCACTCTTAGAAATCGCCGATACTCATTATCGCCCAGCTGATAGGGGCCGTAGGCTGGCGCGAATTTGCTGAAGAACGGCGCGCCAGAGTATCCAGCGTTTGATTTACTGCCAAAGCCCGATGAATTGAGGTGCCCCTCAAATCCAAAAAAAACTTTAGCCAGCACCTCAGGGACGCTGCGGGGTAATCCAACAATGCGACCTATCACGTCGAGTCGGTACCCGGTAACGCTGTCCAGGTCAAAATTAGCCGGGTTTCGTATAAAGTCAGCAATGATCTGCCACTGTGCCAGCATGGCTTTTATTTCGGCCTTTGCTTTGGGCTTCTCCCAGTACTGCTTAATAAGCATCAGTGTGTAGCGGTTAACGATATCGTCATTCACGGGATCACCTCGTCGATGGCGATATTCATTACATCAAGCGTAAACTTTCCCTGAAAACCAGGGGAAAGTTCGCCATCAGTGAAGCTCACACCATCTTCACTTATCTGTAGGTTAGTCAACACGAAATTAACCCGACCAACGCTGTAACCATTCTCATAAAATTCATTGGCATCGACACTTTCACCAATGTGCATTACACGCTTTGCCAGTGCTGCTTTCAGAGTGTCAGTATCGACAGGGTCGCCGGTGACTTTTCGTTTAGCGGTCAACTGGATGTGCAGAGGTTTATAGACCGGGCGATCAAACCGGAGGTCATGGGCTATCAGCATGGTCGAGCCATCGGGTCGCACAACAGTCTCAACGTAACGCCCGGTAACGCTCCCCTTTGTTCCCGTACCCCCTCCTTTCTGCTTTACCATGATCTCGACAATTTCTGATACCGCCCCACCCTCTACCACAAGCCATATTGAGTTAGCTGGAATGCCTGTTGTCGCGTCATCAATCTTTGTATCGTTCTCTCCGATATTGAGATCGGTTACTCCTGCCAGTTGCGCGACCTTTGCGAATATCGCGCCGGTGCTGCCCGTCGCCGGGTTCTCAAGTGAGCGATTCCGGCGCTGGCGAAACTGTTCCGGCGTTTCTTCATCCCTGCCGACGACGGCAGGAGCATCAGCAAAGATATTCAGAATTCCCGGCTCAGGTGTCAGTTGCGTAAACGAGTCAGTAACCAACCCGGTCACTTTCCCGAAGTTCTGCGCAAAGAAAGTGACTGTAGTCGTACCGGAAGGCACAGTTACATCCTGTTTTATGAACCACACCTGGTTGGCTTGGTCACGAATTCGGTAACCGTTGTATAAAAGAACTGGCCTGTCGGTTGTGACTTTCAGATCCCGCTGAGAGCGCGAACCGGGACGCAGGTAAAGACCATGTAACTTGGCTATAATTTGCTGCATATCCCCGGTATTGAAATCAGGATCCATCTGCGAATAAAGCCACTGGAGTGCCGCTTCAATATCCGCTCGCGCCTGAGCTTCGATTGCCACACGCTGACCGTCGGGAGACTCCTGGTCTAAATCAATATCTTGCCCATAAACCCCTTTGTATCCGTCACTGAGCAACTGAAACAAATCCCTGAAGGTATTTATTTCCAGACCCTTGTCGTTAAACTGTAATGCCATTTTTTAACGCTCCGCTGACAGGAAATATAATCGTCTGTTCATCGAATACAGTTTCAATACGTAATTCGATTTTCTGCACCCTGGTGGATTTATTAACCTCCATCGACAGGCTAATAATGCGTATCACCCCGTCCGTAGAAAGCGTTACTCTCTCGATCTCACGCAGTATTTCCTGCTCGGTGTTTTTCTCCGATAGCAGGTATAACCAGTCGATATTGTCATCCATATTGAGAGGGTTATCGTTTTTAAAAGACCGCACCCGACACTTCACTTTTTGTGCAATGGCCGCGCCGCCGGTAATATAATTCGCCCGCCCGCGACCAAATCCCCAGTCATCATTTTTATCCAGCGCTGAAACAATCATGAGATCCCCGTAATGATGCCGTTAGTAACTGTGATTGTTTTGCCGTCGTCACTTCTGAACTGACCCGTTACCCCATTCTTACCGGCAGTCTGAAGAGTTCCGTACTTCATCTGCCCGAGCACCTCGCACTCTTCAAGAGTTGTTTTTCCCCCATCCTGCTCAATATCTCCGGTGAGATACATCGATCCGATGTGGTCAGAATCGCCCTGAATCATCCGGCGTTTGGAAGGGATGCTGATAGAGGTGGCCTGAGGATTTACCCCACATAACGCAAACCCGTCAGAGTAGTCGTGCATGCGCATCTCAAGAGGTGATACAAAATCGCTTCCGGCATACCAGGCGTCATAGCAGCGCTCAGAGATGAGTACGAGACAGTAATCGCCTGCCGAGACCGGTTCTGCAATATAACTATTACCTCCCTGCAATATCACAGGAGGTACTTCGATAAACTCAGGTAACTTCTTGCTTTCACCTTTTACGACCCGATTGATAACTGGAACGCAACTTATAGTTTTATCGTTTACAGCAGTGATTTTTGCGACAACAATGGTGTGCACGTCAGCCAGCGCGAATTCGACGCCCAGACTGATAGTGTCGTGAAGTTCTTCGGTCATAAATTGCGCCCATAAAAAACCCGCGATTTAGCGGGCTTGAGAAACTAGTTATCTATGACGCCAAGTAAATACCCATTAATGATATAAAGCCCACCTGAGTGGGCCTTGTGTCTTAAAATGGAAGCGGTGGTAATTTTTTGTCACCGATCAATTCGTTGGTTGCCCGTAATACCTCTTCCTGTTTTTTCTTATCATTAAAAATCTTGGTAACGCCGTTGAGGCACTCTTTCCCTGGCTTTGCGCAATACTTTACGATCTCACTCTTGCCTGATTGGTATAGTGAGAGAAAGTACGCTTGGTAACGGAATGAGATCTTTTCTGAGATAAGCCCATCCAAGAAAGCATCCTTCCTTTTTTTAGCCGCATCGGCAGTAAATACACACTCCTTTAAAAAAGGAGTTCGCATTACGTATTTATCCATTTTACATAGGAAGTCAATTTTACTGCCCTTTGCCATTTCTAAAATTCGTTCATCGTTGCCGTCAACAAAAAGAGTGACATTTTGGAATTGATTTTTCCCATCAACTCTGATGTACGCCTGTCCCATTGCATTTTCGCCAATCTCTGATGCTGCTGACTTAATTCTCACTAACTTGCCCTTGAGTTTTTTGTTGGCGGCCAGTTCATTTTTTTCATACATAGTAATCAGTTGAGATGCCGAGAGCGGGTCTGTAACTCCATTACCAATGGCAGCAGTCTCCCCGCCTGACAAGAAGACTTTATACTCATCATCGGCAATGGTATTAATGAAGTTGCCATACGCTGGCTCTGTGACGGTGGAAACTTGTTCTGCCATTGCTGAACTTGCAGTTAAACAAGCAAGAGCTATTCCGCATATGATTTTTTTCATACCATCCTCTATTTTATTATTTACTCAGAGGATAATACTGCACGAGCATAATAAAAATAAACAACTTACCTCACAACAAAGTAACTACCCGCTGGCTGGCAGACAACCTTCTGATACCAGGCCGCCCCGTTATTCTGCCCGCTGGTTTCAATCTGGTATATCTTATAAACCCCGTTTAACGCGGGGTTCGTT